AAATGGTGTTTTCCCAATAACCTTCCAACTATCTGCTTAAGTGATATAAGGATATATGGCAAATAACGACGCAAATAACTTACCGGCCCCAGAGTCTTACGAACAGCTTTTGTCTGACGCGCTCTCTGCGTATGCTGCAAAAGTTGGTATTAACGATTTTAACGTAGGATCTGCAGTTCTAAGCTTCTTCGAAGTTGTGGCCCTAATCACTGCACGCTCTTCTGGCGATTTATTCCAAGTTCTCCGCGATTTCTCAGTAGATAGAGCTACCGGTGATGCTTTACAACGCCTTGCGACAGAAAATGGTGTAACGCCCATCACCGCCTCTCCAGCAACTGGCAATGTAAATATTATAGATACAAGTTTTACAAAAATTTCAACCCAGATTTATGCTGGTACTCAACCGCCAAATATCGGATCTACCTTTATTTTTGTAAGCGATGCGTCAGACTTTCCAGCTTCTGGAGCGATTTATATTGGTCGTACTACACCAAACATCGAAGGTCCAATTCCATACATAGTTCCACCCGTACAAGTCGGTGGCTATTGGATGATTACCTTAAATGCTCCAACCACAAAATTTCACAATTTAGGCGAATCAGTAATTTTAGCACAAGGTGGAAATAGATCCATACCAATTGGAACTATTGTCATCTCTCCTGCTGTCGGCGCAAACCCAGACATCCAATATTCTATTACGGTTCCAGCCCTTATTTTGGATGGTGAAACGGAAGTTGATAATGTTTTAGTTACTGCCTTATTGCCTGGATCTACAGGGAATGTCCCAATCGGAGCAATCAATGAATTCGCATCACCTCCTTTCGCTGGAGCAACGGTATTTAATCCGTTAGCTTTCACTACTGGATTGGATAATCAAACAGATCAACAATTACGAATTGCAATCAAAGCTCAACTTGCGTCTACCGGTCTAGGAACTCCTACGGCCATAATCAATGCGGTTACAAATGCTACATCGGTTGATGCTCAAGCAACAATCGTAAGTGCATCTATCGTTCTTCAAACTAATGGAAGCGCAATCGTTTACGTAGATAATGGAATGGGATACGAGGCTACATCGCAAGGTGTTGGTTTAGAATCAATCGTTACCTATGCAATCGGTGGAGAAGATTTCTTCCAACTTGCAACCGGTGGAAGTCAAGCTCCAGTAGCAAAAGCGTATATCCAATCTACCCTATCTTCACCTTTTGATATAATCGGCGGCGACACGCTTGCAATCAATGTTGGTGGAGTTATCTATCAACACGTTTTCAAAAATAGCGACTTTATCAATCCAGGTGGAGCACTCTCTTACGAAATTACAGCCAGTATCAACGGCGATACTACTTTAGGTTTTGAAGCTACAACTGCTGGTGGTGGCGCTTATGTTGTCATCAGAGCAATCGCTGAAACCCATGACAGTATTCAAGTGGCGCTCCCAACCACTAGCGGTAGAAATGCTGCAGTTTTAATGGGATTCCCAGCAAGTTTAGCAGAAACTTTAAGACTATATCTGAACAACATTCCTCTAACCAAGGATGGCGATACCGCAGACGTATTCAGTCAACAACAAAGTTTGTGGTCTAATACGATCACAAATGGCGACACTCTAATCTTGCAGGTTGATAATACGGCTCCAATTACATATACAATCACCAACACAGATTTTATAAACACTGGTTTATATACCAGCGTTTCTGCCCAGAACTCTCTAGCTTCTTGGCAACAAGTCTTGCAAGCTAAATTGACTGGTGTTACGGTTTCAATCTCTGGTCAACAATTGGAAATTACCAGTAACTTAGAAGAGAACAATAGAGCACAAGTTTCTATCGATCCCACTTCCACTTTGGTTACAAAGGGAATGTTCAGCGTTCTTCTTGGACTATCTTCAGTAGGTAAATCTTCTGATTTCACATTAGATAGAAACACTGCACAATTCCAACTAACTAAGCCTTTAGTGGCTGGCGACGTCTTAAGCGCAGGTAGTTCTCAAACTCAAGCCATGATCGAAGGCGGAGCAATCACCGGTTCTTCAATCACTTTACCAGCAGAATCTTATTTCTGGCTATTAACTGATGCTCCAGGAATGTTGATAAATACTGGAGTGGCTCCTAATACGGTTATCGTGGTAGATAAACCTTCGCCAGACATCGTTAGATATACATCTTCCGTTCCAAACGCATTCGCAGCAGTATTGCCTGGCGATTACCTAATTATCTGGTCTCAAGAGTTAAATGCTGCAAATAGATTAGAAGGTCGCGTACACGCAGTAACCGCTACAACTTTAGAAATTGCAGTAACCGCAGCTGAATATTCAGCAGCTGTCCCTCAAACCATAGTGTTTGTTGTGGGATTCGTCGTACTAAGATCTCAAAGCGTTCCAAGAAAATTCTCATTACCAATGGGAACCTCGTCCTTGGATCAAATTGCAGCTTTATTGCAAGCACAAACAGATCAACTTGTATTCACCGTACAGTTAGAAGAAAGCTTAATCATCCGTACCACAACTACGGACACGAGCGGATCTATCTTGGTCGTAACTGCTGATAACAATGCGGCACAATTGGATCTGTTACTTGGTGGATTTAGTCAAAGTCAAACTTCATTGATAGCATATAACGACAGTTTGTATACTGACGGTCAGATGCCTTTGTTTTTCCACGATACTTTCGCCGCAGATTCATACGCGAATCCGCCAGATAGCAACATAACTTCCGTAACATCCTCAGATGCATTGCCTGATACTGATCCTAATAACTTAATTGGGTTCTTGAATCCTTATGGCATTATTCCAGACGAGCAACCATTTGGCGAATACGATCAAATGGCATCGTTGGATAATACCGACACTGTTATTGGTCTAGTTCCTCAGAATCTAGTTCGTCGAATTAGATCTAACGCCTCTGCTTTAGATAGGTTCTTCTTAGCCAGCCCATTAGATTTCGGTAATCAAGATACATTGACTGTAATCACAGACAATGATCCTACCACAAATACTTTCTCAATTCCTTTATTTAGGAATGCTAGAGCAAACAACACTCAAACGTTGAATCCTAACAATTTCAATGCTTATGACACAATCGCTGGACCTACTGGAAGTTTCTTAACAGACTTCGGATCTACTTTTAGCTTTGCAAATTACAAAGCATTGATGCAAGCTAAGCATATCCTTATGCCTTTAAATATGGGATCGAACGCATCCATCCTATATAGAGCAACCCAATGGGGAAGAAGTGGAACTTACATCAGTGTAGGGTATGCGTATCCATCAATTCCAAATTCTCCGATTTCAAGCGTAATCACAGTTGGTGAAACTACAGATATCACGATTATCTTGGCAAGTGGTACTTTGATAACCACAGGTATAACTTCTACGACTCAATGGAATGTTACCGTTACTCCCAATACTCCGACTGCCGGAATAGATCAAGTGACCTATACCTGGAATGGAGTTGGAACTGCTCCAGCCCTTACATTAGTTGGTGGAGAATACGTAAACATTTCTACTCAAACAGACTTTAATGCTGCCAATATCGGCGTTTTCAGAGTTTCTACATTGGCTGGGTTCACTCCTAATGCAACGCAGTTTTCTGTTCAACGTCCTACCGGCGTAGCGGTTGCTCAAACCAACGTTCCTACTGCTGTCAATGGTGCTATTATTTTCTACAATAATAGTCCAACAACCGCAAATCAAGTCGTTGCATATGTAAATGCAAACCTCGTAGATATTACGGCGGTCAATAGCGCTACATCTAGCGGTACTGGCACAATCATATACAGTACATATGAAGATAATAACTTCTCCTCTCCTTCAGTCCAACTTTTGGACGGAATAAACTGGATCTCCGTAAGTAACTTGGGTGGAACTCCACAGTTTTCATTTAAAGTTCCTTTAGCGTATTCTTCTGATACTGGATACACTTTTAACTATCAGGCTTATGGAGTTAGTCCACAAGGTGAAAATGTTCTCTTGATTCCTACAACCATCGAGCAAGTTAAAGATTTTATGTCTGTTCTTGCAGTTACAGGTTTCACAACACTTGGAACGGTCAATGTAGTCGATAGAGGCTCTCGTTTAGAACTCGCAACAATCACACTTGGTAGCGCTGGCGCAATCCAAATTATTGGCGGTCCAGCTAATGAATATTCAGTCCCAATTTTAAATTCTGGGGTTCGAATAGATAATATCGCAATGTCAGTTTCTGCTAGTTCAGTCGCTTCTCAAGGCGTATCGAGCGATCAATGGTTTAGATTGGCAGCTTCGTTGCCTCAAATCAAAGATACTCTGTTTTCTTCAAATACCGACATTACGGTTACTGGTAACGACCCTGTTACTGGCCAAAGTTTGATAGCTCTATCGAATAGAACTCTTACGCAACGTAACTTTGGCACTCCAAGAAATTACGTCAGATCTGTTGGAAATACTTTTAGAATAGAACCACAAGGCGGATTAGTCTGCTTAAGCTGGGATGGTGTAGTTAATACAGCTTCCTTTACTGGAATCATAGCTGGAACATCAACCTCAGTCACACTTACTGCAAACAATCCAGGATTGATTGGCGATAGCATCTTATTGACTTTCACTGGAAGTAACTCTATTGCCGCAGAAATCGCAACATGGAATGGAGCAAATCCTTCAAATCAAGTAACATTGAGTTTGGGTAATGGAGCGCAAGTTCCTACGGCTGGAACTGTTCAATTGAGTGGCGGAAGTAATAATCCTCAATTTTTGAAATCTCCTTTAAACTTCAATGATACAGGTGGCGGAACTTATAACGCTGCAATCGTTGAAGGAAGTGATGATATACAGTTTACGATTTTAAGCGGTGATGCAAATTTCACAGAACTTTCAATTGGCGACCTATTAACTATCAATCTGACAAACCCAGCCAACAATGGTACGTTTTTGGTAACTGGTGTTTCAGAAGATGGAAAAACGGTTGAAGTTCTACATCAGAACGCTCATAACGTTTTCTCAAACGGCTCTTTCACATTAACTGGTAATCCAAACCCAGGCGACATCTTTGGTATAAACGCAACTAACCTTACTGCTGGAACTTATGCATTTTTTACAGGAGTTCCACCTGGCGACGCAACTAGCGTAACCATTAGCGCAGACAATTTAGGTACTGGCGGTAACTCTGTAGTATTATTGTTTGACGGTTATACGACAACCATCAATGCTGCAATCACAACCTGGAATGCACTGAATCCTAGTAATTCAGTGTCTTTGACAAGTGGTGATGGAACTCAAATCCCAGTTGGTACCGCAGCAGCTTCCTACACTGGAACGGTAACTGGAACATCTACCGCCGTAACGATTACGGCAAATAATGTAGGTACTGGTGGTAACTCAGTTACATTGAATTTTGACGGCGTTACTTCAATCAATACCGCAATTACAAATTGGAATACTGCCAATCCTTCAAATACCATATCTTTAACTGCCGGTGATGGAACTCAGATTCCTACGGTTGGAGCATTAGTACAACTATCTGGCGGTATGGGCGACAGTATCGATTTATCTAACGGTGTAAATGGACAGTTTGCAGTAGGCGCAAGCGCTGATGCGACTGCATTAAATTTATCATCGGCAATCGGAGCATTCGTTCCAGGAGTTACTTCTGGCGCAAATGGTAACGTGGTTTCCGTAGTTGGAACAGTAGTTGCACAAAGTGTAACTCTGACCTACACACCTATCTCAACCTCTGAAGTAACCGTAACTGGTTTCGCAGCCATTCCTTTCACGTCTGGTCAGTTCTCAGCTTCTAGCGGAGTATCTGAGGGTGACTCAATGATCCTTGGACCTCCATTCAATGTATTGAATCAAGGTCGATATAGAATCATTCGACGATACAATAATAGTGTATGGTTTGAAAATCCAGATGTTATCGAAGAAGAAGTCACACTGCCCACAAACTATGTAGATTTGGATTACGACGATACGACATCATTTGAAATTTCGAACTTTGAAAATCATTTGTATTTAACTTGGAATACTGGCGTAGGAACGGAACCTTTACTTGGTAACGCTTTAGCTGGCGACATCATAACTCTTGGATCAGACTTTCCAGTTGGATATCAGGGATCTTATATGGTCCTATACGCTGGTCCTAAATTACAAGAAGTAACTCAAGCTACTATGCCAGCAGCTTCTGCTTTTACTTTAAGTAACCCAGGAACATATTGGACCCTGTATAGTGCAGGAAACGTAAATAAATATTACGTGTGGTTCAATGTTAATGGTACCAATTCAGACCCAGCTCCAGGCGGATATACTGCCGGTATTGAAGTGGATTTGACTAGCACCTTTAATCCAGTTGCAGTCGCATCAGCAATGGCTACAGAAATTAATGGATTTGCAGGATTGTTTATAGCAACATCCCTAGACAATGTGGTTACGATCACTACGGTTGGATATGAATCAACAAATCCTTCAGTAAACGTAAACGTGCCACTTCCATTCTCAGTTGAAGAATTTCAAGCTGGAACAGCAACGTTCATCGAAGCAATCGCTCCACAGGTTGATGGTTTATCGCCAGCAACGGTTTTGGTCACAGAAGGTGTTTTGGTAGATCACAGACCTCAAATGCAGTTCTTTGAATATGAAGCAACTATCCCAGGCGATCTTTGGGTTGTAACTGGAAATGTGTTAGGTGCATCTAATATCGGATCTTATACTGTAAATCAAGTTGTGGATAGAAATCACATCATAGTCAATGGTTCTATGGCATCCATATTTGATGCGAACTTGACTGGCGTAGAAACTTCAGTTTATATCCAAGAAGGGTTTAATTACACTGGATACAAACAAGTTAAACTTATCAATTCTCAACCAGGAACGGTTGGTTACAATACCATCGTTTTCAATACCAACGCGCAATACGAAAAAATCGATCAAGCTGCCGACGTTGAAATGGTTTCGTTGAACAAGTTGAACTTTACAACTGCATTAATCAACGGCCTAGATAGTTATCGTTATAACACGGGTCTGATTCAATTGGCTAATAAGATCATCTATGGCGATCCTACAGATACCACAACGTATCCTGGTGTTGGAGCCGCAGGTGCAGATATTTTTGTTCAAGAACCTCTAAGTTTAAGAGTCGCTCTTGCAATCGACATCCGTTTACAAACTGGTGTTGCATTCTCGACAACTTCGCAAGCGGTTAGAAGCGTGGTTGGTGCCGTCATTAACTCTAATCCAGTTGGACAATCGATAGCATTAAGCTCTATCGTAAGTGCTGCCGCCGCAGTTCCAGGAGTTGTCTCTGTAGTTATTACAAGTCCTCTCTACGATGCAGCAAGCGATTTGATTGTTGTTGAGCCAAGCGAAAAAACTCTAATAATTGACCCAGGCGTAGATATTTCTATCGCCCAAATTGGACAATAAAGATGCCAGTAACCACTCCAGAAATTGAATATAAGAGACTAAGGTCCTATTTGAATCCGTACATTCGAGGACCTGGAGTAGATGCCATTCTTATGGGGCTCGCTGCTGGAAGTTCGTCTTATTTGATTAATAATGCTTCGGCAGTAAACGATCAAATGTATATTGTTACCGCAGAAGGTCAATATCTAGACTATCGACTGGCAGAATTCGGCATAACTCGTCCTACAAACGTCGGGTTATCTGACGAGATCTTCACTCAAATTGGTTTGCAAGTAAAAAATAGAAAGCAAGTTCGAGATTTGATGGATCAAATCCTAGACGCCATCTTTGGTGACGAATTTACTAAGGCTAGCGATCCCGCAAGAATGCTGGAACCTTATAATTTACAAGACGGCGACACTTTAATCATCAATTTCGACAGTAATACGACTACTACCATCACCTTTAGCACATCTCAGTTTGAAAATATCCATGCCGCTACTGCTCAAGAAGTGGCCGATGTCATAACCTCAACCCTTAGCGCAATAGGTGTAGAGGGAACCGCCATTTCTCAAAATGATGGTAATGGCAACTACGTCAATCTCATCAGCAATACCATAGGTCCTCGTTCGTCAGTTACAGTTTTAGGCGGAAGTGCTGAGAATGTTCTGTTATTTGATGCTCCAGTCAACGCAGTAGGTAACTCTACAACACAATGGACCGTCACGCTACAACCAGGCGGATTCCTACGATATACTTGGTCTGGCGGCGCAAATCCAAATACTGGTGATTTGACCGACGGTAACTATGTAAATATTTATGGTGGTGGTTTTACAGGATCTCCAAATGCTGGAACCTATACGATTACCCAGTTTAGAGGCGGAGTTGTAGATGTTGCTTATTTTGAAGTTTCCAATCCACTAGGAGTGGCTGGAATATTCACTCAAGGCACAAATACCTCGGTTTTGTTCTTTAATCCAGTAAGGCATACTCTCAATAGTCTTCCATCATACGCTGCGCTTTACCAGGTTCAAGCTAAGGTCTTGCAAGTTTTCTTGCCAGCTTCCACGAAAGTTATTCGTCGTAGTCGTTTAGGATCTGCGCATCTACATTATCCACCACAAGGCACGTTTTTATTTAATCAGCAACCTAATGATGGCGATGTGTTCAGTATTACGAGCACATACAGCATAACCATATCTCCACCTTTGATTGGATTAACCATAGAAGACACGGTAAATAATCTAGTCGAAGCCATTAATGCTGCCGATGTAGGTTTGTTAGCTTTGAACAACACCAATAACACGGTTGTGATTTACAATCAGTTACTTACAAACACATTAACTATCACCTACACGGGTGCAGCAAATATACTTCCAAGTGGACCATTGGGCAGTAACGTATCTCTAGAGCCAAATCAACCAGGTCCTTATATTTATGATCTTTCTCAACCATTCGTGGTGAGTCACGTAAACACAACTTTAACAAATACCATCAACGCAGATTCATCTCGCGTCGTACAGGTTGCGAGTTCCGTAGGAATTCCAAACGCATTCGGCTATGTAATCTTCGGTTATGGTACCAGCCACCAAGAAGGTCCTGTACCCTATCTTGGTACGCCCTCTAACACCACGATTTTGATTAGTCCAACCTATACGATTCAAAAAGTTCAACCTGCTGGAACTAGCGTGTTCTTTGTAGCTCAGAATTCTCCAGCAACCATAGACACTATTGGCGATCAATATCCGTTTTATCTTACGGACGTTGTTAGTGGTCGAATTTATGCGCAAAACTTATTACAAAGCGTTGCGGCTGCCGGTATAAGTATCGTATTCACAATTCTCTATCCATCTGATATTGGTTTAGGTAAATGGGGAACTATTTATTCTGAAAATCCAATAATCTGGGGTCCGTAATGCCACTTTTAACTCTGACCGGTGCTGACATAAAGGTTTACATCAACAATAGAGTGTATCCATTCATTCAGCAAATTAATTTAAACGTTGATTACGGCGAAACCGAAAATTATGGCATTGATGCCACATATGCTCAAGAAATTGCTCCAGCTAAAATTAGCGTTCGCGGGCAAGTCATGGGTCTTCGCGTAAAAATGAGTGGTGGGTTACAAGCAATGAACATGAGACCGCTATTTGTGGATCTCGCTGCTGGTGGATATATTTCTATCAGAATTCAGGATCGTGCAACTCAGGAAGATATTATCTTCATACCAAGTGCGAAGGTCACTAGAGAAAACCATACGGTTGGAATCAAGCAGACTTATAAGCTTAATTTCGATTTTCTTGGCCAAATACCTTTATTTGCACTAGACCGTTCGTCTTAAAACTAGCCTTATAGCAAGCATACAAAA